AATTTTTTAAATAGCAAAGCCACAAGTGAAAAAAGCAATTGCACTACTTTAATCATTGTGGCTTCAATTTTTTTAACTCGGGTGCAATCCGATTTGATAGCAAATATAATAATACTTTTTATATCTCTAAAATATTTTTTACAATAATACTTTTAAAGCCTAATTCTCGTAATTCCTTTTGTCGGTATAACTGCAATGGACTTACTACGCCCTTATCAGTTTTCACTTCAATAAAAAATGGTGGCTCATCCTTTTTTAAGCAAAGCAAATCACCTATTCCAGCTTTATTAGTTTTAGCCAATTTTATAACATAGTAGCCGTTAGCTTCCATTTTTTTGATAAGCTCATTCATAATACTTTTTACAAATACTTTTAAATTCATCTAAACTTCTAATAATTACATAAGTATTGCCTAATGCTTTCACTTGATTTTCAAATATAACCTGCTCAGGATCTTGTTTGCCTTTTTGCGTTTTTAATTCCACAAATATAACATTACCTTTTGCAACTAATATAAGGTCCGAAACGCCAGTCTTAACACCCATAGCTTTCATCCTATTTCCTTCAATAGCATTCTTTGCTTTGTTGTTGCAATGGAACAAACATTTATTGTGTGCTTTTCCATATTCTAAAGAATACCATGTTACTATCTCGGCTTGCAAAATATCTTCTTCTCTATTCATTTGTAATAAATTTTAATTTACCTTCTAAAATTTCAATGGATATATTTTTCATCCATGTGTTAAATTGTTTGTTGTATTCTTTACACCATTTTTCAGTTTCTTTTGTCATTTCTAAATAAATAAGGTCTTTTAATCCATCTATTTGATTATGTTTAGTATAATAATTAACCAGATGTTCTGCAATTTTATGCAGTACTGCAAATGGCTTCCAATTTCTATCTTTTGCCATAGTCAATAATCTATCTATTGGCAATTCAATAGGTTTTGTGCTTATTAATAATACTAACTTTTGTTCCTTTTCTTCTTGTTCTTGCTTTTTTTGTTCATCCTCAAAGTCATGCCCACAACTTGCGCAAACTAATTTTCTAGTGTGTTGCAAATAATGGCATTCAGGGCATTCTTTAACAGGTGCTACCCCAGAACCTTTTTTACCATCATTTAATTTTGCGCCATGTTTAAAATAATTTTCCCAATCAAAGTAATCTGTATAAGCTCCATGCCTAGTGGTATTTTTTCCTAAATCTAATACCAAAAACTTTTCTTTACCTTCATATAATCTCGAACCACGCCCCACCATTTGCAAATATAATGATAGGCTTTTGGTAGCTCTATTTAAAATTATTGTTTCTATACTTGGCTCATCAAATCCAGTAGTCAATACTCCAACATTGCACAGTATAGCATGTTTATTTGTTTTGAACCAATTTATTGTTTCTTTTCTTTCGTTTTTATCTGTTTCGCTTGATATTGTTCTAACCTCTAATCCTTCAAGTTCAAATGCATTCCTTACACATTCATTATGTTTTAGATTTACATTGAATATCAATGTTTTTTTACCTGCTGACTTTTCCCAATATGCATTTACAACATTCTTAACCATTTTTTCAGATGAATAAAAATCTTCCATTTGCTTTTCATCAAATTCACCTTTCTTTACTTTCCATTTTTCTTTACTTACTAAATCAGATGCAAAACCGTAAACATCACAATTCAATAGATATTCATCATTTATTAAAGTTTCTACACTTGGACCTAATATCAAGTTATCGTAATAATTAGCCAGTGGTGTTTCTGCAATTGGTGTTGCTGTAACTCCTAATATTTTTTCTTCGTATTCTAAGCCAAAATAAGGCAATTTTTTAAATGAACCAAAGTGGCATTCATCTATTATAATTAACCCAAATTTTGGTAGCATTTTGATACGTTTATACGTTGTTTCTATCATCCCAATATAATAATCGAAATTATGTGGAATGGTTTTAACCCCTGCACTAATAATAAAGCATTTTTCGCCTAATGATTTTCTGGCTTGCTCCAATAATTCTGTACGATGGACCAATATTAAAATCCTTTCTGTCGTTTCTGTGAAATGGTCCTTTGCAATCTCAATAAATGTAAAAGTCTTACCGCTACCAGTTGGCATCTGTAAAATGTTTTTCCTAAATTCAATGTTTTGAACCTTGTTTTTTATTTCTATTTGGTAATTTCTAAGCATTTTTTATAATTTTTATCTGTAATAATCTGTAATAATCTGTAATGCAGTGTGGTATTGGGTTTGGTTGATTTTTTTATGTATTTCTTACAGATTACAGATTATTTTACAATATTTGAAACCTACTACGTAAATAATTTTTTTTTATTTTTTTTTTATTTTTTTCTATACTAAGTTATAATTATGTATAAATGTGTAATATGTGTAATAATATAGCTAATAGTCAATGGTAGTGCGTCTTACAGATTTTTTTTAATCTGTAATAATCTGTAATGATGTGTAATGTTTGTAATATGTATTATGTTGATTATCAATTATTTAAAAAATTGGTTGAATATCGTCTGTTTTTACCTTTAAATTATAAACTCTTTTTGTAATCCCATCTGCATATTTTACCTCTTGATTAAATCCACATTTTTTCAAAGCCATTCCAATTCTTTTGGAGCTGGTTCTTACAGATGGATATTTATTTTCGATTGCAATTCGTATTTCTGTATTTGTCATCTCGTGGAATTTATCAAAAACTAATATTTTATTGATAATTTCTTCTTCTGTCATTACCTCTTGATTATTGATAGTAGATAGATTTAAGTTTTCAATTTCAGTTGCAGTTAAAAACCATGATGTACGGTCCATTTGCCATTCGTGGTAAAGCTCCATAAACAATTCTGTTTTATCAATTGATCTATATTTAACCAAATCAAAATTAACTACATTTACGGGTATTATACGCCTGTTACCTGTATGGTCATTAATTACCTCACTTTCATTAGATGTTCCACCTAATACAGCCAATCTGTTTAAGTCTTCGCTTACTTTACCGTATGGTCTTCTAATTGAAAATGTTTGCTGGCTTGATAATCTTTTTAATTTGGTAGCATCTTTTTTACTTTTCCCACCAAATTCATCATCTACAATAAGTAATTTTTTAGTCATCAATATTTCACTATCTTTCCCTTCATCTAGGTTTGACTCGGCATAATATTCTCGAAGTTCATCGGGCAATAAACCCCTAAAAAACTCTGTTTTGCTAATCCCTTGCTTACCATTTAACACCAATATCATCAATGAATACGTACCATGTGCTGAACCAATAATAGATAATAGCCATTTTTTAAGGAATATCTCTAAGTAATCAAGTACTAATACAGATTGCTTTTCGTGTATCATTCGGTGTTCAACTTCAAAGCATGAGCAAAGTAATTCAAAATTACCTTTAGGCTTCAAATGCTCATTTTTTACAAAAAAGTTTTTGATTGGATTGTAGGTAATTGTATTTTCAGGATTTTCAATTAATGTAAATATTTTATCCTTACTAATATCTTCATCTATTAACTTCCATGCTTTAGTATAAAATTTAGCCAGTACTCTATCGGTCATTTGCTCGCCATTAAATTCATAGTTACGAGTTATCTCGTTAAATTTAATGTTTGTCAATTTTATAAGGTCCACAACTTCATCAAGTATAGTTTTTTCCTTTTCCTCACTTTTTATTTTATCAACTAATCCATTATCATCAATCCCTAATTCTTTCAGCTTAATTTTGGCTTCTTCTTTAGTGGTTGATAGTTTTGTAATGGTTGCAATTTGCTTTGTTTTTTCAGATACAATATTAACACCTGCATTCTTACAATGGTAGTATATTGTTTTAATTGAAATTCCACTTTTATTCCTTTTTAATGCAATATCATACATCTTATCTGTGGACTCCGATGTATATTTTTGACTAGCACAAGAAAAAGCATGATAATAATTCCTACCATTTGCCCCAAATTCAGATACTAATGCAAAAGAAAAGTTTACCCAATTTTCGTAATCATCACATAAATTTAAACCTCTATTGGTTACCTCTCTAACTATTTCGTCAAAATCATTTTGCGTAGTTGGATAATAAGTGAATATATCTTTTTTACTTTCTTTTTTTAGGTATTGTTTAAATACTTTAGCCTTTTCGTTTTGGTATAAATCAGGATCATAAGAAACAAATCTAAGTGAACAAACATTTTTAGGTGCAGGATCAACTATCAACTTATAATTATCTAAAAAATACTTTTCTAATCCAAAATAACTTTCTTTATGTTTTTCAGGATTGATTTTAAAGAATACTGCATATCCAAAACCGCTTACCGATTGATGGACTGCATACACATAGCTATCTTGTTTTATTTTATCAATATCAAACTTAACTATTTGGTCCTTTGCATCCAAATCAATACAGATAAACCCAGAATGTTCTAATATTTTATCTTCTTTCCTTTCAGAAAATATGCCACTTGTAGTAATACATGGTAATTTTTCTTTTTGTAAATTACCTGTTCTGTATGCAAGTACATCATCTTGCCAAAGTCCATTTTTTACATTGGATAAATAGTTTTCAAATTCTATTTCTTGAATAGGTTTTGATGATTGGTTTCCTGCTTTAAATAAATTTATCTTCATATTAAGTAAAAAAACCCCCAAATTAAAAGTGTAGCTGGTCCTTTCACTTTAAAAATGGGGGCAATAAAATTATTGTTTATGTATGGACCAGATACGTTGCAAATATACAACTTTTTATTTACACTTTACACTTTCTTTTCGCCTCTCAATCCATGTATTTTTCAAAGTTGGATGTGGCACTCTCTCAATTTGATAATCCACTACCTTATTTTTGTATATGCGTAACTTTCGCTTTTTTTCTTGGCTTAGTTTTAATTCTTTGTACATAGTTAATTTAATTGTAATGCTATTTTTCTTTTTTCTTTAATAGATTTATATTTTTCGTAAGCTTCTGATTTTGGCTGTGTTTGTCCTAATCCTTTGCAATAATAATCATTTCGCAAAATACATCTTGCCATTCTCTTCCAAGATGGAGCCCAACATTTTACTTCTAGTTCATGTGGAGCTTCGTCTGGTATTACCTGATATCCTCTTTTTTTCCAACCAACTATAAACTTTACAAATCTTTCTTTGTAATGTTTGCGCATTGTGTTTGGTAGGGATTTTAAAAGGTAGTTTACATAGCTTTCCCAAGTGTGATTATTTGGTTTATCAATATTATTATACCCATTTATGCTACCTCTCTCTTGAATATATAACGTGCCTGAATTTACACCTGATACTCTGTTTAATAACTTGTACCATGTATCACTTTCTAATATGTGGTAAAGCCATAATCCTCTTTTTTGGTCATCCCCAAATGGTTGGCAAAGCCTTTGATTGCTTAACTTAACACCTGCCATTGTCATCATATCATAAATTGTATTATGACAAAGATGTTTATTTTTTGAGTGGAATATCCAAATATCTTCAGTTCTCCAATCGTATATAGGATAAATATTAAATAAATTAGTACTTACTTTTGTACTCCATTTATGCCCATTAAACATTAAACCTTTCTTATTTGATACAATTGCTCTGTATCTGTGTAAACTTTCATCTGCTCTAATTCCTATAAACCCAGCAGTTAATTTCCCTTTTGAATACCATTTACCAAATAACACCATAAATTCTTCAAATTCCATTTTAGGTAAATAAAAATCGTACTGGCTTAAATCTGAGGCTTCCTCTGGCTTTTGCCTAACCCAAATATTTTTATTATCTTCATCCCAACATACCCACTTTGGTTGGAAATCACTTACTGCATTTCTCAAAAGCAATTCTCCACAAAACCAATGTAACTCTATATTATCTTTGTAAAGTGATACTATTTCTCTAATATGGTCAATTGTTTGCTTATACTGAGCCTCAAGGTCTATAATTAATATAGCTACTTTTCTATTTCTTTTTATAGCTTCAGCCATAACTAAATGAGTCATTACTGTTGAATCCTTACCACCACTAAAACTTATGTATATATTTTCAAAACTATCAAAAACTTTACTTATTCTATTTTTAGAAGCTTCTAATACATTTATATCTAAATATTTTTTTGTTGCCATTTTATTATAATTTAAAGGTTAATATAATTCTATTTGTCTACCAATTTGCAAAGCTTCATTTAAGTCCACTTCATTTCTTCCATTTATAGCAAGCCATTTATTTAAATACTTTTCAGCAGTTAAATTAGCTTTTAATTGCTGTTGATCAGTAAGTTTATTCCATGCACTGCTATAAATTGAAGGTACTCCAGAATAAAAACATACAGAAGCTTGTCCTAGCCATGCTATTCTATTCATACTTTTATTTGTTAAATAATGTTCACATGAATACTTCCATTCTTTTATAAGTTTATCTAATATTTCTGAAAATAATTCTGTATCAGATAATATTCTTACATATTCATTTTGGCACATTTCATCTGTCCAACCTTCTTTTTTATTGTTATAAAAACCTGCTTTGTGGCATTCCCATTTATCATAAGTATGAAAAATCCTATTTGCATCTGCCTCATTTGGTATTTTATAAATATTCATTTCATCATTACTAATATTATCAGTTAATACTTCAAATTCATCTTCATAATCTGAGCTTTCCCAAGATTTGCTAAAATCACTATCTGTAAATAAATGTTCTAATCCAGATATTTGGCAAAGTCTTAAAACTTCTTCTTCATCCATTCCAAGTTGTTTAGCTATTCTTTGGTTTGTCCAATTTCTATTTTTTAACTCAATGACAATTTCACTCATAGCATCTACTTGATGTTTACCTCTTGCTCTATTATGTCTAATTGTAGATGCAATCCTATCATTTTTATTTGATTGCTCAGTCCTAATATTTACAACTGGTAAAAACCCCATTATTCTTTTACTAACTATTTTAGACTCTTTACCTACTCTATTTCTATGGAATCCATCAATAACTTCAATTTTACCTTTATCATCATTTTCCCAAGTTACTATTGGCTGAGTATATCCATCATTCATAATAGATATTTCTAATAACTCCATTTCAGGTGGTGCTACTTTATTTGGATTATAGTCATTTGCAACTATATTTTCAGATTTTACCCACTTTACAAAATCAACTGGCTCATTTTTAAATGGTGATTGTTTATGTATAGCTTCTCTTAATTCGTTTATAGCTGTGATTTTTTTTATAGTATCCATTCCTTGCAAATGGTCTACTATGTCTTTAATTATTTTTTCTGTCATGATTTTTGATTTTTAAAATGTAAATGTATATTAATATATTAGCTATTCAGTAGCCGAGATAAACTAGGCTACTGAATAACTTTTTTTAGAATGGCACGCTTTCGGCAGTGTCTTGCTTTGGCTTGTAGGTGTTCAACTTAGCATAAGGTGCGCCATCCTTACTACGAAGGATCTGCAACTTAACCTGCTTCTTACCTTGATACTCGCTTACAGTATCAGGATTACTTTTTGCCCAAGCGTAAAGGTCATCAAGTGTAAGTACCAAATCTGCTATTACAAATTCTGGTGCATTTGGATGCTTGGCGAATAATCTCACGCCTGCAATCATGTTGTTGTCTGTGGTTGTTGGTTGTGTTTTTTGCATTTTATTTATTTGTTTAAAGTGAATTCTAATTTTTTTGCGCTCATTAAGTCTAATAGATTTTTATCAGTTGGCTTATATTTATTATATATTTTTGTTAAATCTGCAAGTGTTTCAGCTTGTCGTATTGCAGTTTCTAAAGGTACGCCTGCGCTTGTTTTTCTGTCCGCATTGTCTATATCATCTTCATCAGTTGCAATATGGAAAAACTTTAATAAAAAGTATCTTTCAGCATAAGTAAGTGCCGAGCCTAATCCCTTCTCCCAGTCATTCTGACCATTCGCCCCAAACTCATTAATATCCTTTTCCTCTGTTTCGCAATCTATCCAAGTAAAGCGCATCATAACCTTACTTAATATCTCATTTTTTTGCGCGCCTTTGGCACTTAGATAGTCTTGCCTAGTATTCTCTATACTTGTTATTTCTTGCTTTAAAATCAAGCCGTATTCATTCATTAAAGGCTTAATATATTCTAGTACTTTAGAACCGCTAACGTAATCGTAGCCGAATGATTTTTTGTCTTTTTTAAATCCATTTACTTTCTTTTGGATTTCTAGTAATTTTTTGTAAAGTGTCATGATCTTGTTGATTTTTTAGTTATGAAAATATTTGTTGAAAAAATTGCTGTTCGTCATCGCTTGGCGGTCTTTGCTTAGGTGCTTGCTTAGTTGTTCGGCTTGCAATTAATACCGATTGGATGTTAATTAAGTCATTTATCTCGCACTTAATAGCTGTGCATTGAAACTCGCTGATGTTGTATAGCTTTTGCGTAATGAATGAACCTAATACATTCTTGCAGGTTTCGATTTGCTCGTTAGTTTCGCAACTCTTAACCCAACTTTTGATGTGGTCTGTTGCTGATGTTATATTTAGCATGTTGTAAATTGATTTTTAGTTGTACTTTTGCAGTGCGCTGTCATGAGCGCATGATTTTTTTAGGTGCGGAGTGATTACCGCACCTATTTTTATTTATCTGTTTTCAGCTTCAAAAAACATTTTAGCGTCTTGAATAAATCCCTCTTTACTTTGCGTGTATGTAGGCAAAGATAGCATATAGGCATCTAAATTATTTAATAAATCCGCATCATTAGTAGGTGCATCTACATCTGCAAATTGATTGGTAATACAGTGTATAGTAGCCATAGTTTCAGCATATTGTATTTGGCTAATCTCTAATAAACATTTATAGCTTGCTTTTAGTGATGGTATAGTTGCAGCTTTGTAAAGTGTTTCGCGTCTTTCAATAGCTTCTAATGTACTTAGTGCTGTTGTTAATAATTCTTTTTGTTGTTGGATTGCTTTTGTCATGATTTGATTTTTTTTTGATTGTTTATTTTAAATTTATTTCTCGAAGTTTTTTTGCTGCAAGTTGTATTTTTTCTTTAGAACCTTCAGGAACTTGCAATGTAACCTGTATTAGTTTCTTGTTATACTTTGGCGGTCTGCCTACTTTTTTATTCATACTTTTATTTTTTACAAATATATACTTATATAATTAATTAAACAAATTTATTTTGCTCTAAATGTTGGAGCCATAGAATACTTACCTAATAGGTAAACAAATTCTTCGCCATTGTAAACATTTACTTTTTTGCGTACTACTTTGCCATTTATTATAGCTGTAATAAAATTACCTTTTCTTTCAATTACTGTTGCGGTCCAGATGCAATTGCTATCTCCAATAGATGTTGCTGTTAAAGTTGTTCCTGTTTGAATTGTGTTTGTCATGATTTGATTTTTTTTAAGGTTTATAAAATTGTGCGTTAAAGTCGCACCCCTTTTATATTTTATCCTCTTACTCCTCCGTTATAGCCTCTTTTTAATTTTCCATAATAATGTTTTTGAAAATTAATTTTATCACCTTTAAATAATTTATAAGCATCATTAATATTAGATGCAGTATAATAAATATCTGTTGGTCTGCCCATGCTATCAACTACATTGTAGTAATTTTTTTGTTCTGTTTTTTGAATTTCGTTTGTCATGATTTTTTCTTTTCTTTTTATTGATATGCAAATATACAATTATATAATTAGTAAATCCAAATATTTTACCAACTTTTTTTAAAATATTTTTGAAAATACGCTGAAACCCTTTGCTAGCAAGGCTATTAATTTTTAAATAAAAACAAAAAAGCGCACCAATTGGCGCGCCCCTTTGTCTTATAAACTATGAAAAATACTAACCTAACTAAAAAATTACATACCCATTTGCATCTCGTCTATATTTACTCAATGCTTTCCAATCACTAAATCCTGCTTTATCAAAATGTGGCATGTCTTTAAATGATTGCCAATCTCCGCCCCAGTTCCAACCATGCTTTTTAAATACACTAACACACTCCATCCAATCGCTTTTCTTATCTCCATCCCAATCAGTCTTTACATCCCAACTTGCTTCCTTACCATCAATGATAAGTACTATATCAACTGCAAAGCCGTAATTATGTATTGATTGCCCACCTTTAGCATTGGTTACTTTAGGCTTTTGAGCAAACAAAGCATCCTGCTCTGCAAATGTTCTAAATCCTTGTGCTATTCTTACCTTTGCTCTACCTGTTAATAAAGTATTGCACTCTTGAATGATAGTCTTTACCTCAGTGCGTACAAATGGATGCAGTTTATTAATCTTATCCATTGAAGGTTTATCTACCAATGTGAATAGTGGCGGCTGCGCTGGTGTTGTTGTTTTAATCATTTCTTAAATATTGAAAGTATTATATTGAACTTTGCAAAGAACCTTGCTACCTTACCGCCTTTAGTCTTAGCAGTTGTATTAGCGTAATCATTTAGCATACTTTGCATATATGTTACTACGATGCCTATTATTACATCTTTAGGCGCATTTTTTGGCACTCTATGCAAAGCAATGTTGAAATGCTTATCAAATAATTCTTTGTCGGTGTATTGCGCCCCAATTGCGTCAATAGCCGCGTTGTTTATTTCTAATGTATTCATATTAAAGTGCTAATATAAAAGCCATAACCATCACTAAAGATTTAGTTTCCTGATCATCGCCTGTTATCTTTTTTATTTGCGTGCCATCGCCAAAATAACGCAATGCTAAGTTACCTATTGCGCATATTTTAACCAATATAACTTCTATCTTTGGGATTGCCTCAGCACCTACTCCTAGCGTTTCAAAGAATGACCTGTCGAACATTGCTAAGGCTAGGAATATGAAGTTAAATATTATGGTCTTGGATTGCATGAAATGTTTTTGTGTTTTCATTTTATTTTTTAGTTAGATTTAATTCGTTAATTACCCAATCAATAGCCACATTGTCATCTGCGCCCCAACTTTGCAAATCGTTATTTGCCATTAATAAAGTACCATTTAATAATTCTTTACCTTCTAATGGTGGTGCGCTATTTAAATCTACATTATCTAATATTCTCCATTGCAAATTAACTGCATCTGCACCCAATGTAAATGATTGTGCATCAATTGTAATATATTGACCTATGCCCTTAGTAGGTATTGTTATTGATTGTATTTGTGTATATTTTGCCATATTTTATTAATTACCAGTTAGGAAGTTCTACTGCTGAAAGGAATGTAGTTACATTTGGACTTTGCCCAAAACAGCCCTGTGTTGCACCGCTATTTTGATAGCCATATAGACTAATTGTATTGGATGTGGTGAAACTTCTTGGAGTTGTAGCAAAAGGCGTAGTATATGCTCCTACTACTGCACTTACTTCGCTATTACATTGTGGTAAAGTATCTACGTACAATTGTGTAATTACTCTACTTGCAACTGCTGTAAATCCATTAAACACAACCGCGCCGCTTATAATATATGTTCCGTTTCTATTGAATTTTATTCTATTATTAGCAGCGTCTGCCATTAACCCTGTATTGTCTAAATCAGTTCTATCTAATGGAACTTTTACCGCAGTAGCTGTGGTGAATAAAGTTGTATTAATTGCAGTTAAAGACCTTTGACAAATCATTGGATTACTTACACCTGCTATCTTCTTCCATCCAGTACCATCACAATATAAAATTGCTGTTTCGCCTTTCCACATTATACGAGTGTTTAACCCATCTATCAACTCACTTGCATTGCCTTTGATAGTGAATAATCTTGTTGCACTTGTTGATATTCTTACACCAACAAATTTACCTGTATTACCACTTGCAGCTGGCAAAGTAACTGTATAATCTACCGATGTCCCGCTAATTAAATGCTGTCTATTTATTGTCGCAGTTGCAGTTGTTGTAATTGCTATTTCAGCCGCTGTTAATACGCTAAGGTAATCACTTGCAGCACCACCACCTGTATATTGTGGGATGTTCAAAGTACTACCAACCAATGTAGCCGCACCACTTGTTCCTGTTGTTGTTAATGTTAATGTATCTTGCTTTAATGCAATTGCAGTAGCTTGTGCTGTACTTACAGGTTTATTAGCATCACTTGTATTATCTACTGAACCTAATCCAACATCTGTCTTTGTAATATCTATATTACCTGTTCCAAGTATAGATTGCCCTTCAACTGTCTTTATATTTGTGCCACTTACTAATGTATCTTGCTTACTTGTAGCAAGTCCACTATATAGGCTATTTACTGCATTATCACCGCTATTCGTTCCGCTTGTATTGCCAATAACAATAGATTGTGCATCAGTAACGTAATTCTTATTGGTACTTGCTGCAATATCCGCAGTTGTTACACTTTTATTTGCCCATAAACCTGTCGTACTATTATAAGATAATAATTGGTTGTTAGTTGGAGTTGTAGTAATTAAATCCACATCGTGTATCTCTTTGAGTTCAAATCCGTTTTGTACTTTTACAAATATCTCACCACTTCCTGCGCTTACTTTTGTAACTATTCCTATAAATACTAAATGCGCTGGTGCATAAGGTTTATTTGCAAGTCCATAAATTAGCGCACCATTTACCCCTAACCAAACTGGGTCGCCTGCTGTTTGCCCTGCTGTATTTAAGCCACTCAATAAGCCCTCTGTAATTACAAATCCTGTTTGCGTTCCGCCTGTTGTCGTAATGTCGGACTGCATAAGTCCCATTGTCTTACTACTTGTGGCTTCGCTTGTATTAGATGCTTTACCAACTAGCATATTAGTACCATCTGAACCCGTTACATATACAGCCGTTCCTTTGCTAATCGTTCCTGCTAATCCATTATTCTTTACAGTATGTTTTACTTGACTAGTCCAATCTGCAAAATTATCTTGCCAATAAGTATTATAATCAGTAGCATCTATTTTAGTAAGTATTTGCCCTGCTGTGCCACCTGTTGGAACACCAACACCTGCCGCACCTGTTGCGCCTGTTGCGCCTGTTGCACCATTCGCACCATTATACACATTGAATGTTGATGTGGTTGCATTTGTGTATGTAATTGTGTAAGTGTCGGTAGTTCCTGCTGCACCTGTTCCACTAGTCCTAACTATTGATACTATCCCAACTCCGTTAGTTCCGTTAGTTCCATTAGTTCCATTTGCACCTGCTGGCCCTGTTGCACCTGTATCTCCTTTAATCTTGCCTTGTAACGCCCAACTACCTGTTTTCTTTTGATAGAAATTCCATGTAATTAAGTCAATATAAAAATTATCATCAACGCCTTGTGAATTAATAGGTGCAATGTTGCCAAATAGTATAGTATTACCATCTGCACCAATTAAACTATCTAACCAATCCTGCTCTGTGCCACTAAACCCATGACTAACTGCAACTTGATATGCGCTATCTCCTTGATTACCTTGAATGCCTTGTATTCCTTGAATACCCTGCGCACCTTGTGGGCCAGTAGGACCAGTAGGTCCAGGCACTGTTACATAGCTAGCTTCGGCATTTAAAAATACTTGTTCGCTTACTCCTAATTCTAAAAGTACCGATTGCTCAACTAGTAATTCAAGTATTAAATCCGCCATTAAATAACCTTGTTTAATATTATAAAATCGCCAATGCCAATGGTTGTAATTTTACCACCAATAGTAGTTTGCAATTCCCATCTGTAAGTACCATTCTTATTTGCAGTATTAGATGCAGCAATAGGTATAGTTATAGTTTGGGATGCAATAGTTATTGTTGGCATTGTTTTGCTGAATATCAATTCATCATTGCTACCTTCGACTTTAAATTCACACGCTGTAATTCCTGCTAATGGAAATAGATTAGGAACAACTACGACAAAGTCGCAATCGTTACCTTCCATTCGTGTAATTGTGTATTCTTGCTTTGGTAAATAAGTAGCCATTTTATATTATATATTTTTTTTTATCTTTATTAGCACAAATCAATATTATTCAACTCTGTTACATTTACATCGAAGTAAACGCCTGCAGTATAATCTGCAGTAAATTGCCTAACTGGTGTTAAGCTACCTGCTTCAATATTGTAAAGGCTTGTTTGGCTTGTGTAGTCCAATTGCTTTATAACCGTTAAGCCATCTATCTCGCATTCATCCAATACATTATTTAAATCTGCATCACTTTGCTTTTGCACTTTTAGTAAATGCACTCTAAATGTCCTTATTACCTCGTTGCCATTATTGTTACTACTTATGTACTCAATATTAGCTAGTGGATATTTGGCATTGAATGTTTCATCTAGTAGATTTTGGATTGGAAGCTGTACTATGTTGTATATTGTTGGTAGCAACTTTACAGCATCCGTTATTACTTGATATATTTGGCTTAGTGTTTGCATTGAATTTTTTTAACTTTATTAAAATATCTTTTTCTTTTTTTATCTCCATCCACAATCCTTTTTATCATCATTCAAATAAATCGAAGGTGAATAGGTATTTGTAGTTGCATTCACATCTGTGCTTTCGGTAGTGTATTCTGGGAATAATGTTTTATTATTTTGCAAATACGAAACCAATCTTTGCAAATAGCTATCCATTTTATTACGATGCCTATCACTAATCTTTTCTAATTCGTCATAGCTTGCCATGTCGGCAAATTCATCACGCTTTTTTGTAATTCCTTTGGTATAGTTTTGGTAGGTGCTATCAATTACATAATCACTCAATACTCCGTAAATAATTACATCTAAAATATAATCATTGACTAAATTTAAATATACGCCTGCAAGTGTATTAGCTTTTTTATCCGCTTTTATTTTATAGTAAAGTGTATCTCCCAATATTGGATGCAAGTGTAAATCTTGCACTGCGCAAATTGAAGGAGTTAGCAATTCTAATGGCACATTTGCATGTACTAAGTTACGGTCTTTAAAAACCTGCTCATTAATTAATTTTACTTGGCTGTTTATCATAGCTATTTATTTTTTGTTACTAAATTACCTACCCATCTATGTCTGCAACTTGGCGAAGGCGTGCCACTCCCATCATTCCACCATCCACCAGCTCGGTCAAATACGCTATAACCTAATCTTGCGCTAATACTTTCAATATCTTTACGACTGTAATACCTATCTAGGCTCATTAATCTTTGGCAAAATGGTCGGCTTGGATGCTCTGGAGTATCTCTTTCGCTTACAGGTATCTCATCCTTCCACTCATAGCTAAACATTACACGATAATCAGTGCTTGTTGGTGCTTCAATTACTTCAATTCCACTAGTTCCAATGCTTATTTTACCTTGTTTTTCTAGTTGATTTAAGGCACTTTCTACGTCTTTTTGGCTCAAATCCATGTCATTCGCTATGCTTTCTATTGTAGCATCAGGATTAACGGCTAAAATGCCGTAAATATCGCTTATATCTGCCTTTGTTACACTTAGTGCTATATGCCTTACAAAATGGCTATAATCGGCTTTATTTGCGCCAAATTCGCTAAATATTGCCAATATATCATCATGCTTGGATTGTGCAATAGGTGTACCAATAGCTTGTGGTAATTCATTGCCATCTGCTTTTATTGGTAATTTTGCCAATGTTCTTATCTCATTTGGTGTCATTGTTTCCAATACCTTAGTTGCCACTAATGGAGATAGTGAATTTAAGGCATTTATTACATCATTATTATTTGTAGCTTCCCCATCTGAAGGTTCATAACCTATTAACTCCCTTTGTTCATCTTTGGTAAGTATCATTGATATAGAAGTGCTATCTAACAATACGCCAATTGGATCTGTTGGCATCATGCCCATAACAGAAGTGTCTAAAGTATCATTCAAATCCTTTACCAACTTCATTAATTCCTGATGCACTGCATCCCTACGATAATACACATAAGTATTATTGAATATTTGATAGCTTTCTTTAAGATTATTTGTGCCACCTAATTTGCCCGGCACACTAATCCCAAATAATTCTGGACTTGTAACCTCATGGCATGAAAAAATATTATTTCTAATTAGTTCATCAATAGCACTATAATTTTCTTTAACTAAATCCGATACTCCTAAATCGTCTATAATTGTCTTTCGGTTGATATCCGAAACGAAATCTAAAATAATACTTTCGCCACCTTCGCCTGTGTAAGTGTCGCTGAATTTCTTTTTAATTCTTGACTTAATTTCTTCGGTAGGTTCGCCATTTACTAGCGTTACATGCTTAGTAGCTTTAAACCCTTGCTTGCTATTAGTGTATGTGTGTTTACTTACCTCAACATCTGCAGCAATATAATTTAACCCTTGAAAATAATTAGGAGTTGGATATACATTTGCAGGATTTTCATTTTCTGCATAAAAAAATAATTCTCTTAATCCATCTGGATTTGGTTCGCCATAAATTGCAAATTCAACTAAATTATTTGCACCAACAGATGTCAATTGTGGATTGATTATATACCAATACTTAGTACCATCGTAATTACGCGCAATGTTTCTATTTGGTATTGGATGCAAGCTAGCTACTTTGCCCTTTTTATTTCTTATAACCTCAATATAAAATGCATTAAAAATCTCATAATTTAATATACACTTTTTTGCTAAGTCATTTAGCGTATCTGTTGCGCTTACCTTCGGATTATAAGCATATCCTTTGCCGTAAATATACTTAGCCTTACCTTTTACCAAGCTACCATGCTTTGGTGAATTTTGGAAAAGGTACATTAAGTACTCATTATAATTTAAATTGCCACCGCCTGTATATAACAATGGTTTTTCTTCCGATCCAATTTTAAATAATGGATTATACGGCTTTAATGCCTCTGCTAGTTTTATATTAAATCCTTCCATATTGTTATAAAAAAAGGTACACCTTATCAGCATACCTTTTTTAATTGTTTTATTTTAAAAATTAAGCAGTTAATGCTGCAATGATTGAACTATCTACTTCCTTAAATGGTGCTATTTCTTTTCCTTTAAAGCTAAGCATTGAACCATTGAAGTCTGCAAACTTAGTACCACTTTCGCGGCTTCCTGATTTTGTCAAACCATATTTTTCACCCAATAACCAATACTTACCATTGTTATCTTCTGCAATAATACATAGTGTATTTTGTGCTAATAATAATAATGTGTTTCTAGTGGTTGTAGTTAGTGCATTCTTTTTTGCAGTTACTTCTATCACATATTCTGCAGTGTCGTTTTCTTCATCTACATTTTCAGTTTCTTTGAAGTTAATCACTTCTTTTTTGAAAATGAAGTTATAAAATTTCTTAGTAGCTACCATTGTGATAGCGGTAATTACACCTGCTGTTTCTGTGATAGATGAAACATTTGCAAGTTCTGTTATTCTTAAGGATTTCGCGCCGCCATGTAAATCTTTACATGCGTCTAAAGTAAATCCTGCTGTTAAATTACAAGGCATATTTATTTATTGTTTTTTTTGAATGATATTAAAATAAGGAGTAGGTAGTTTACCCACTCCTTACTAATTTAATTATGCTAATTTGAAGTAAGCTACTTCTGTTGTTCTTGCAAATGTTACACCTAATTTGTATTTGCAAAGTAATCTTGTTTTCATTGAATACTCGTCATACTTCAACTCAACTACTTCATGCTCACCTTCGCCATCAATTGCCAATACCATGTTAGGCCATGCGAAAGATAAAATCATGTTGCTACCGTTCATACCATTTACAGGTATTACTCTTGTTGCAGTACCAGGAATAACAAATTCGCTTACACCATCTTGAGTAACTGTATAGCTAAACAAGTTAGCTGTAGTTAATGCTTGTGCAAATTTGCGCGCTGTATCAGCACCACATAAAACTACTCTATCTTGTGAAGTAGCTAATTCAATTGGAGTTGCATTTTCAATACCGTTGAATATTGCAATTACATTTGCTACTGTGATACCTGTTGCAGTTGCAATTGGCCCACCTGTTGTATATAAAGCTACATTAGAGTTTACACCACCTGTTTGTACTTGTTTTAATAAACCATCTAAAAATACTAAGTTACCAGCACCTGCAGTATCACCTTTGAAAACTAAGTTTTCGTTAGCTTCTGCAATACGTTTAACTTTCATATCTACGATAGATTGAGCAAAAGCAACTTCATCGAAGTTTTTGCTACCTTTCATCATAGCTAATTGAGTATATTTTGCTCTTACATCATCATAGCATATTTCTTCCATGATGCTAATTGGTGCTACTGTTACAATTTTATCTGTAATAGTTGCAGAACCGCTAGCGTTCCATGTGCAGTTATTGCCTGATTGTAATGTTACTGGGCCATCCAACAACAAAACATTTGCTGCTGTTTTTACTCCCGCTTGAACCGTTGCTTTGCTTGCTGCTTCGGTTAAAAATCTTGTGCCAAATGTGGCTGCTAATATTACCTCGTTGACGTTTTGAGGTACATAATTAGTTAATCCTGATACTACTGTTGCCATTGTATGTTATTTGTTTTTTTTTATTTATTTTTTTAAAAAGTTTGTAAAAGCCTCGCCTAATAATTCTCTGCGTTGCTCCTTAT